TATTTCAGTAGTTATTGTTTCAGTTCTTTCTGGAACAGCTTCTGTCATAAATCCTTTTTCTTCTGGACCCATATCTCTAGCTTCTACTGCTGGTGTAGTTACTTCTTCAGTTCTAGTCATATCACCTTCAGGTTTAGTTAATAAACCATCTATTGTAGATGGACCAAGCCCACCAGCTTGCATAGTAAAAGTTTTCTTTACACCATCAAATCTACTTTCAAAATCTGTTTGTCTTTGATTGTATCTATCTCCATAGTTTTCTGTAGGTATATAATTTTTAAATGCATCTAGTTTAATATTTTTACCCTCAACCATTTTTGTTATTCTCTCAACATCTTTACCATCACCTGTAATAAAACCATTAGAATCAAAGTAATCTGCTGCTTGCTCAGAGTCAAATATTGAACTTAATTGATTATATGCTAATGCTCTATTAGCTTCAGTTTTTTTATGTGCTGGTAATTGGTTTGTAACATAATCTAAACCTGCTGCTTTTACAATTTCCATTTTAGCATTATCTTTAGCTTCTTTATCTTTAATTGCAGCTGTTCCATAGCCCATTAATATTCCTCTAAATGCACTCATTAAACTGCCTCCTCTTCTTGTGGTTTAGGTGGAGCCATTAAACCTTTTTGTTCTGGCATATCTTTAATATCTTCTCCTAAATTTTTAGCTGCTTTTTCTAATTCTTCATTTCTACTTTTAATATTTAAAATTTCTTTCATTTCATTATTATTAGTTAAATCTTCTATAGATATTTTAAATTTTTTTACACCGCCTGTAAATCCAATAGTAGCTACCATTTTCATAACTACTTCTGCTAACATAAATCCAACATCTGGAGTCCATTTACCTTCTGTAAAGCCAGCAAAAATAACAACTCTAGCAATAGCTTCTACAGGTATTCCTGCATCTAACATAGCAATTACTTGTTGTGAAAATAAAGGATCTGTTAATTTATCCCATACATGCTCAGATGCTTCCATACTATCAGTATATTGTGGTGGATGTTCCCATGGGTAATTACCAGGTTTATCTGTTAATGACTGACCAGGAACTGGTGCATCAAAGGGGTTATTTTCTGCTTCTGTAAATTTATCCATATGTCTCCTTATCCAAACATTTGATCTTTGTTTCTAAACCATTTAGTTAAACGGTAATCCCATTCATTTCTTAATTCTTCGCCATTGGCAGTTTTAAGTGATTTCCTAACTACACTAGCATCTTCTGCTTTTACAAAATCATTTACCCTACCTCCATAGTTTTGAGGTGCAACAGATGTATCTTGAGGTTGCCAATTACCACCTGAACCATTTCCTCCCATTAAACTACCTGTAAATTTTTTAGCAAGATTACCTAATACAGGTCCTCCAAATTTATTTCCTAACCAACCTGCTGTTATAACTGCTGCAGGTTTTAATATTTTTTTTAAACTAAATCCCATAACTCTCCTTATTAATTAAATAAATCAAAACCAAACTTACCAATCATTTGATAAAATGCATCTTTAGATTTTTGATCTTGTAAATCTAATGCTGATGATCTTTCTATTGCAGCCATAGCTAGATTATGATTTCTGTTTCTTTCATTTTGAGATGCAGTATTAACCCATGAGGCTTCATCTCTCCATTGTTGCCATGATGCTGACATTGCCCAATTAGATAAGTTTAGTAAATTTTGTGCATTAGTTTGATTAGCTGCATTAACAGCTGCAGTGTTTGCAGTATTAATACCTCTTCTCCAAACTACATTTGATTGGTCAATTTCTCTTTGATTATTAACATTAAATTGTTGTCTTTGATTACTTAATGTTGCATTAAATTGATTAATAGTAGCTTCTCTCTGTGCGTTAGACTCATCTACTTGTACTTGATTTTGTGCATTTAATGCTGAAATTTTATTAGCTTCACTAGTTGCATATTGTTTCATTGCATCATCTCTAGCTGCATTTTGTGAAGACATTGTTGCAGCCATATTATCATAAAATTGATTTACTTGATTTTGACTAGTAGCATTAAACTGTGCTGATGCATTTGCTGCCGCTTGATCTGATAATAAAAATGATTGTCTTGCTTGAATATTTTGTATATTAGCTTGTTGTCTGTTAGATAAATTAGCCATATCCATTTTAAGATATGATTGTGCATTTGTAATTGCAGCCTGTTGATTATTAGAAAGATTCTGAAAAATCATTTCTTTATAAGTATCTGCATCTGCTTTAGCAATTGGTATAGCAGAGTTCATAATACCTTCAGCTAATGATTCAGCTGCCATAGAACTTTGACTCATACCTCTAGCAGCCATAGCTGCTTCAGTTGCTTTAGCTGCACCTCTAGCCCATACAGGTAAAGGATTACCTGCTGCTACTGCTGTAGTTACATCTTGTTGTAAATCTGCTAACTGACCTCTAACTGTAGCATCTGTACTTACTGTACCTTGAGCTGCTTGTGCTACTGATCCAGTAGACAAAGAACCTTGTGCTGCAGTCATAGTAGGAGTTGATCCTGCTACTGTAGTTGTTCCTGCAGTTTGTGCTGCTTGTGCTGCAGGTCCTGTTGCTGCTGTAGTTGTAGGTGCTGCTGCTCCTGTTATAGTTGGGGCTGCTGTAGTTGTGGGTGTAGCTGCTGCTACTGTACCAGTAACTCCAGGAGTTGCCATCAACTCATTAGTTTTTACATTTTGTAATTGAGGAGATATAGTGGTCCCCGTAGGCATAGTAGGTTTAGTTAATATAGATTCAATTAATGAAGTAGCCTTACTAGAAGTTGTTTGATTCTTCGATGTAGGTTTAACTGCTCCAGTTTCTATATTGACTGTGTCTACTGTTGCTCCTGCTGCTGGTTTTGTTGCCATGTTTATCTTCCTTGTCTATGATATTTTTTAAATGTTGAGCTTTTATTTAAGTTTTTACGATGCCTGCCAGGGCGTTTCTTAGGTTTTGGTCTTGGTGTAAAATGTAAAAAACTTAGTTTAGCCATTAGCCAACATATGTTTTTCCAGCTGATACTGCTGAATCAATTGCTGTAAAACTTTCGTCAGTCCAGATTGATGTAGTACCATCTTCTTTTTTCATAGCTTTCATAAGTTCTAAATGTTCTACGTTTCTTGAAACACATGCTTTCTTATCTGCATCTGTTTCTCCATCCATTGCATCACCTGCAATTACATCTGTAATTAAAGATACGCTATGACCCATTGCTGTGTAATCATGAGCTATTTCGTCTGCTGTTTTATCTGCCATTTTATTTTCTCCTGTTTTTAATTAACTTTTGTTTTAAGTTTTTTTAAGTTATCAATAATTGATCTAGGCTCAACCATATTGTTTCTAGGATCACTATCATTGAATTTTGTTTCATCCCATTTGTCTTGCATATGGAATTGTAAATTTATATTTTGATCATAACCAAATTGTGTCCATCTAGTAGATCCCCATATAACTACACCTTTTTTATTTGCTGAAGGTGAGAAATGATTTAAGCAACTATCTATAGCTACAAATGTTTCTGCACCTTTTAACATCTCATGAATTTGAGCCCAATGTAAGTCACATCTAATTGTACCTAAATAGTGTGGTTCATTAGGTAAGACACAATTAATAATAGTTGTATCTTTATATTCTTCTTGCAACATATTTATTAATTGTTGAGCAAGATAAGGTTGGTAGTTTCTATTTGGATTAATGTTTGTATATTGAACATTATCTCCATAATTCCATTTAGGTTGACCACCTGAAAATTGAATCATTATATATTTTTCAATCTTATTATCAGCTAACCATTTATCTACAGATTCTTTATGTTGCTCTGTATATAATTTAGGCAACATAGACTTATCATATTTAACACCATGATGCTCACAATAACTTTCAATAAGATGTTGCTTACCAAATTGAAAATTAGATTTGTACGGCTCACAGTAATAAATATTATCTGATGCCATAATCCTTGAGTCTTGTAGAGGTAGTGTAGATTCTAAAGCTAGCTTAACATTTGAGTTACCAGCAAAACAATCTATGTAAGGAGTGTATATTTGCACCTCTGATTTTTTTCTTAGTTTAGGTAGTAAAGCTGTAAATGCTGTACACTTACCAACTCCACCTTCTACAACGTATGTATTTAACATTCTATTTCCTTTATATATTATTGTTATATTTAAAGGAGGGGTAGTCTTTAAATTTTATTTATCTTCTAATTTTTTTATTTTAACTGATAATTCTTGTATTGCATTGACTAATACGGGTACTAAATGTTCTCCTTTGTATTTCAAATGGTCTGGTTGTTCATCATCAATAATAACATTATTAGAACCTTCAAGTTCAAGTATGTCTTGTGCTAAAAATCCATAATGTTTAGTACCAGTTGGAGTATTATCTTTTCTTGATTTTTTAAATTTAAAACTAACAGGTTTTAATTTATCAACAAATTCTAAACCATGAGGTACTTCTTTAATTTCTGTTTTGTCTCTTAAATCTGATGTAACTGTAAATGCAACTTTTACATAAGCATTAGTAATATCATTATGACCAAATACTGCTCTATTATCCTCAGTTGTAATGTTAATCATATTAGCATCAGCACCTGATAAAACTCCTATCATTATATTTGCATCACCTGTTGTTATTTGTGAACCAGCATTACAACCAACAACAGTGTTATTAAGACCTGTCGTTATTCTATAACCTGCACTATGACCAATTGCTGTATTACAGTTTCCAGTTGTAGTATTGTGCATTGAGGAATTTCCAATAGAAGTATTATTTAAACCTGTAGTATTATTTGCTAGTGCTGAACCACCAATTGCTGTATTAGAATGTCCAGACGTATTATCAAATAATGATTTTCTACCGACTGCAACATTGTCATCTCCTGTATTAACATCTGAAGCACCTAAAGTACAAGCACCTAAAGCTACGTTAAAACTTCCTGTTGTACCATAATGCATAGCTTGCATACCTAGTGCAGTATTTTCTGTTCCTGATGTGTTAGCACATAAAGAACATTTACCCATCGCTACATTATTTGTACCAGATGTATTATTTTTCAGAGAATCTCTACCAACTGCTGTATTGTTACTACCATTGTTGTTTAAAAGTGCTTCAAAACCTATTGCTGTGCTATTTGAAGATGTTGTTGCTGTTGTTAAAGCACTTCTACCAATTGCTGTATTAGATGCACCTGTTGTATTAACAAGAAGTGCGGCAACACCAACTGCAGTATTATTTGATGCTGTTGTATTTTTGCACATAGCATAAGAACCGAAAGCTACGTTAGCTGTTCCTGATGAATTTTTACATAAACTTTCAAAACCAACTGCTGTATTGTTTGAAGCTGTATTTAATACGAGACTACTTGTACCAACTCCTGTATTACCTGCTCCTGTAATATTAGTATATAAAGAATTTAAACCTATAGCTGTATTATTAGAAGCTGTTGTAGTAGCCTGTAAAGCATTTTGTCCTACAACAGTATTACTAGAACCTGTAGTTATAGCTGATCCAGCAGATGCACCTACACCTATATTATTATTACCTTCTGTATTTGAATCTAAAGCACCAGCACCTACAGCTGTATTAGATGCTCCTGTTGTGTTAACTAGTAGTGCCTTATTTCCAACTGCTACATTACTAGCACCAGATGAATTACAACAAAGTGCTGAGTAACCAACAGCTGTGTTTGCATTAGCTGTATTTTTACATAATGAATGAGAACCAACTGCTACGTTACAAGTTCCTGTTTGATTTACTTGCATTGATCTAAAACCAATAGCTATATTGTGGTCTGCTGTTGTATTTTCTATTAATGTACCACAACCAATTGCAACGTTGTTATTACCTGTCGTATTACAATAAAGAGAAGATATACCAAGTGATATGTTATTACTACCTTCTGTGTTATGTTGCATAACTGCAGTACCTATTGCTGTGTTTTGACAACCTGTGGTATTAGTAACTAAAGCATTGTAACCAATTGCTTGACTATTACCAGCAGTAGTGTTGTTTCCTAAAGCACTATGACCTATTGCAACATTTCTTAATCCTGTTGTATTATCAAATAAAGTAAAACTACCCATAGCTGTATTACAAGCACCTGTGGTATTAGTATATAAAGAGCATAAACCTACTGCTACGTTATTACTTGCTGTTGTATTATTGTGTAGTGAGAAACTACCAATTGATGTGTTGTAACAACCTGATGTATTAAGTGTCATTGCATTTTCACCTAAAACTGAATTACAACAACCTGTTTCATTTTCTCTTAATGAACTTTCTCCTACTGCTGTATTATCAGAACCTGTTGTATTATCTCTTAAAGAATTTCTACCTACTGCCGTATTTGCTCCAGCAGTTGTATTATTTACTAAAGCATCACACCCAACTGCTGTGTTGCTTGTTCCAGTAGTATTAGCACCTAAACTACCTTTTCCTATTGCTGTATTACTATGACCTTCTGTGTTAGCAACCATAGATAAATCTCCAATTGCTACATTATTTGATGCTGTTGTATTAGCACCAAGTGAACCTCTACCCACTGCCACATTTGTACCGCCTGTAGTATTAGCGTCTAATGCTAAATACCCAATCGCTACATTACTTGGACCTGTTGTGTTAATTCTTAAAGCATCTTGACCTACTGCTGTGTTATAACAAGCTGTTGTATTACAAGCTAATGCATCATGCCCTACTCCTGTATTCATATCTCCAGTAGTATTTTTCAATAATGCGGCACTACCTAACCCTGTATTATTGAAACCATCTGTATTACAACTTAGTGCATAATTTCCTACAGCAACATTATTTGAACCAGTGGTGTTGTCGCCTAAAGCTTCTGCACCTACTGCTGTGTTATTTGGACCTGTAGTATTACTTGTTAAAGCTTTAGGTCCAATTGCTACAATATTTGAAGCTGTTGTGTTAGATTGTAAAGCATCAATACCTACTGCTACATTACAATCTCCTTCTGTATTACTATCTAAAGCATCTTTACCAATTGCTACATTGCAATCTCCTGTAGTATTAACACACATTGTATTAAAACCAACTGCTGTATTTGAATGACCTGTTGTATTAACAAATAAAGAATCATAACCAACTGCTACGTTATAATCTGCTGTTGTATTATTTGCTAAAGCATTTCTTCCAACTGCTGAGTTACCAGTTCCTTCTGTATTATCTACTAAAGAAAAATTACCTACTGCTGTGTTAGAATTTCCTGTTGTATTACATTTTAAAGCACAACCACCTACTGCTGTATTGTTGCTAGCAGTAGTGTTAGATCTTAAAGCAGCAGCACCAATTCCAACATTTAAATCTCCTGTGGTATTAAGTTCTAAAGAATTTTCTCCCACAGCTACATTTTGAAAACCTTCTGTGTTAGTTTGCATAGCATCACAACCAATTGCTGTGTTAGCATAACCTGTTGTATTAGAATCAAGTGAATGTGTACCTACTGCTGTATTTGCAGCACCTGTTGTAGTAGCTGTTAAAGCACAAGTACCTACTGCTACATTACTATCTGCTGTTGTATTAGAAATTAAAGCATCTCTACCAATTCCTATATTAAAATCTCCTGTCGTGTTAGTACGCAAAGCGTTTTGACCAATTGCTACATTTTCACAACCTGTTGTGTTAAGACACATTGTTTTAAAACCTAATGCTGTATTTAGACAACCAGTTGTGTTTGTAAATAAAGCATCTTTTCCTAATGCTGTGTTTTCAGAACCTGTTGTGTTACATTTTAAAGCTGTTCCACCTACTGCTACATTATTTGCACCTGTAGTGTTTACCTGTAAAGCACCTTGACCAACTGCTGTATTTACTGTTCCTGTTGTGTTAGCACCTAAAGCATCATAACCAACTGCTGTGTTATTACTTGCTGTAGTATTAGCATCTAAAGCCGTAGCTCCAAGAGCTGTATTATTTGCACCTGATGTGTTAGCTGATAAAGAAAGCCAACCAGCAGCAGTATTATTTGATGCAGTATTTACAAGTAATGACGCATGACCTAAAGCTGTATTTTGTGTTCCTGTTACATTATCTCTAAGAGAATTTGCACCTATAGAAACATTGGAACTTGCTGTTGTAACAGAATTTTGAGAACAAAGTCCTACAGCAGTATTAAAATCTCCTGTAGTAATTGCCGTACCAGCTTTACTTCCAATAACAGTATTATTTGTACCACCAGCTTCTACACTATCTAATGCTGTATCTCCTAAAGCAACGTTATCTGTTCCTGTTGGATAATTACCATCTAATTTTATTGTGCCACCATCTACATCTAAATTACCATCAATATCTACTGCATCTAAGTTTGCTGTACCATCAATATCTACATCACCAGATATATCTAAGTTAGTAAATACAGAAGTACCTACTGCTGTCACAGTGCTAGTTGAAGTAATTGCACCTGAACCAACTGTTCCAGCAAGGGTAACATTTGCACCACTAAAAGTAGCAGCAGTTGTTGTTCCTGATTTAATAATTAAATTACCGCTTGAATTAGTTAAACTACCATAAGTAGTTCCAGCATCTTTTAAAAATACATCTGCACCATCTGCATCTAAAATAATATCTCCAGAAGAATCTAATGTAATATCTGTGCCATCATT